GCCTTCTGTTCTTTAACAGTAAGGGTCATAGTAAGTAAACGTTGGAATAGAATAGAGACTGAATACCTCTTTATATGTACAAATTTTTTAAATGATCGCGGATCATTCATATTGATAGATATAGGAGTCTCGTTCATACTCCAAAGACTTAATAGAGGACATACCCTCGCGCCAGGTGGGACTCAGATCTTCATAAGTGGTTTGACAAAAAATAACAAACCACCTCCGAAAAGAGACCAACTCATGACATCGAGTGTTATGTGCCGTTGCATGAATTAAAGAATTCAATTTGATCAAAAATTCACCCGGATCATTCGTTGTATAGAACATGAGGTTGTCCCAGGCTTTGTCTACCGAGGCAACTGGGACGAAGAAACCTTTATACACAGTTGTAAACTGCTGTAAGAAATCAGCATCTCGCAGTGGTACCTCTTCAACATACTTGAGAGTCATACCGGTAGGAGCTAAATGCTCCTTCATGAGTTCAGGGGTCATAACAGATCTTGAAAAATCCGACCGGGTGGCTATAAAATCATCACCCAGGTTAACATCACGGTGGTGAAGAGAGAAACTCTCATCAGTACAACAATACCACAGATATCGGACAATAATTAAATTGGCCAGACAATTGTTGGATAATGTCTGCATTCCACCTGAGGGGTTACTCTGGGCTTTGGAGACTAGCTCACCCGATGGGGTTACAAAGTAAATAAATCATAGAATTTCCCCTGGACCATACAAAGTCTGGATCAGCAGCGAAATGCATTCGCACTTCCACAACTTGTTCCAGAATCTGGGCTGGTAAGGACTGGTCGAAACCTGAATAATCAAATAGCAACACGGGCGTATCTAATGTCGCCTTGAGGACATACTTGATCATAAAGTGCCACCATCCCCGTGTCATGCTCATTCCTAGAGCAGAGTGGGTTTTTAGGGCTAAATTCGCAAAGTTTTGATCAAAAATAGCATTGGCCATGGTATCTGCTACCTTCGCATCAATGGAATTCGGAAAAAACATTCGGAGTTTATTATTTGAAATCTTGGAAGTGGGGAGCAGTTCCTCCTTCAAAGCACATCCATTGATATTATCACAATCATTCTCAATGAGTTGCTGGACAGCGCGCTTTATAGTCTCCACTCCTTTACTATGATCTAAGAGCTGCTTTTGAGAAGTAGCTCCATCGTACTGAGTATACTTCCATCCTGGACTAGAGGATGGTAGCATAAAAGTAAGAGCATCATAAAAGTTCAAGGAGTGGGACATAGGCATGCCAGCATCTTGGAGAAGATGAATAACGTCATTGGTGG